CATCTTCGATGTGAAATTCTCAAACAAGGCTTTTGGATCCACGGATCTGGCCGGGAAATATCTGGAATCCCCCCAGCATCCCGCTTACTTCTGGATCGTACCGGAAGCATACGAGTTCCGGTATCTGGTATCGGACGGGGTTGACCTCTATGTGGAGACTTCCGCCCGGGCAGACCCCCCGCCGATTGCCAACATCATCCGGGAGTTCGCCGCCTCCATCAAGTACGACAACCTCTGGGAGATCTACACGGAACACTGGAAAGCGAGAGAATGACATGATTGCAAAGCTGAGGGACCTGACGCTCACGCGGGACGGAAACCAGATCGTATCGCTGGAGCTGAAAGCGGACTTCACGGAACGCTTCGATTCGCTGAAGGACGGGGACGTGAACGTGGAGATCAAAAAATACCGCCCCCGCCGCTCGCTGGATGCGAACGCCTACTGCTGGGTGCTGATCCACAAGCTGGCCGAAGCCCTCAGCATGGATCCTGCAGACGTTTACCGTCACGCGATCCGGGAGATCGGCGGCGTGTCCAAGATCATCTGCGTCTCGGAAGACGACGCGGAGACGGTGGCGCGGTGCTGGTCCTCCCGGGGGATCGGGTGGCAGGTGGAACAGATGCCGTCGAAGCTCCCCGGATGCGTCAACCTGATGCTCTGGCTCGGATCGTCGGAATACGACACGAAGCAGATGTCCGATCTGATCGACGCCATCATCCAGGACTGTCAGGCGGTCGGCATCGAGACCGACACGCCGGACGAAATCGAACGAATCAAATCACTGTGGGGCACAGCCCCGGAAAGGTAAAACATGAACGAGAACACCACAAACTCCATTCCCGAGATCATTGACACCCTCAACGGGTATGTCATCGTCCCGATCGAAACGCTGGAAAAGCTTATCCGCTCAGAAACGAGAGCGAGCATCGTATATCGGATTCTCTTTGAAGACCGCATGACCAGCTATGACCAGCTTGACACGATCCGCGCCGTCTTCGACGCATACCCGCCCAAGCCGAAGAAGGAGGACGAGGAATGAGCCTCTGCTTCAACCAGATCATCCTGTCCGGGCGATGCACCGCCCGGCCGGAGCTGAAGACCACGACCACGGGAAAGACCTTCACGTCCTTCTCCATCGCCGTGGATCGTCCCAAGACCCGCGACGGGAACAAGGAGACGGACTTCTTCAACCTCTCCGCATGGGAGAAAAACGCCGATTTCATCACGCGGTATTTCGACAAAGGCTCCCCCATCTTCATCGTCGGCCGCGTCCAGAACCGGAGCTGGACCGACGAGCAGGGACAGAAGCGGTTCGTCACGGAGATCATCGTGAATCAGGCCGACTTCGTGGAGAGCAAGGGACAGGCTCAGGACAATCCCCCCTCGACGCCGTACTATCAGGGAGGACAGTCCGCCCGGCAGACTCAGACGCAGAACTACGGAGGATCTTCCTCGTCCGGTCTGATCCCCGGCGTCGGGTACGACAAGCCCGCTCAGCAGACGATGGCCCCGTCGTTTCCTCCCCTGCAGGAGGACGACGAGGAGCTCCCGTTCTGATGACGAGCATTCTTCAAAAAGACCCCGCCCGGTGCTGGCTCTGCGGAAGGTACGGCACATCCGCAGACCCGCTGGACACGCATCATGTTTTCTTTGGCCCGTATCGCTCCAAATCGGAGCGGTACGGCCTCACCGTCAGGCTGCATCACTTCTCCTGCCACATCTACGACCGGGGCGCCGTCCACGCGAACCGCGCCGTTTGCCGGGAGCTGCAGGCCGAAGCGCAGAGAACCGCCATGAAGGAATACGGCTGGACCACGGAGGATTTCATCCGGGTCTTCGGCCGGAACTACGTTGAGGAGGGCACATGAGCAGAAAAGCAGAACCCGGAACAGAGAAAAGACGGGAGTACTTCCCCCTGTATTTCAGTTACGGAAAGCGCCTTGCCTCTCTGACCGACGAACAGATGGGGATTGTCGTCCGCGCGGCTCTCCAATACGCTGAAAGCGGTACGATACCGGAGCTTGAGCCTGTGTGCCGCCTCGCTTTGGACAATATCATCTACGACATCGACCGCGCCTCTTCCGCGTATGAAGAAACCTGCCGCCAGAACCGGGCCAACGGCGAAAAAGGGGGCAGACCGAAAAGCGAATCAGAAAAACCGGACGGTTATTCCGAAAACCGGACGGTTCTTACGGAAACCGAAAAAACCCAATACAAAGACGAATACGAAGACAAAGACAAAAGAGAAGATACAGAAATAGCTGACGCTATTTCTGAGTCGAAACCGCAGGCGGTTGTCGACCCGGAAGCCGAGGAAGGCGGCGCTGAAAACGTCCCCTTCAAGCAGATTGTCGACCTGTTCCACCGGTTGTGCCCTTCCTTTGGGAAGCTGCGGATGGTCGAAGGCAAGCGGAAACAGGCGATTGCCGCACGATGGAGAGTCACTCCCGATCTGGCGGTGTTCGAAGAGCTGTTCAGGCTTGCGGAGGCTTCGGATTTTCTGAAAGGGCAGAACGCCCGGAACTGGCATGCCAACTTCGACTGGCTGATGTGCGCCACAAACTTCCAGAAGGTGCTGGAGCACCGTTACGACAATAAAAACGGACGGTCTGCTCCACCAAGCGCGGAAGACCGCGACCCGTTCATCGCCTTCATGGACGCGGCGTCACGGGGAGAGGAGTGGACGGGATGACACGGGAAGAAACCTCAGCCTGTCTAAAAATCCTCCGGCTGGCTTATCCGACGTTCTACGCCAAGATGCGTGTCGCCGACATGAAGGACACCCTGAACCTCTGGGCTACGATTTTCGCTGAAGATGATCCCCGAATCGTGACCGCAGCCGTCCGCGACCTGATCCAGACGCACAACGGATTCCCGCCCGAGATCGCAGACGTGAAAAACCGGATGCGGGACATCATCGCCTCCGTCACGGGCGCGGCGACCGACGAGGACCTCTGGATCGTCCTCATGAACGCCGTGAAGAACGGGTACTACGGGGCGCAGGAGGAATTTCAAAACCTCCCCCCGGTACTCAAGCGCTGGTGCGCCTCCCCCTCCCGTCTGCGGGATCTGAGCCACACGGACACCGAGGTCCTGAACACGGTCGTTCACGGTCAGTTCCTCCGCCAGATCGTGGCGATGCGGGAGCAGGAGGAGCATCGGAACAGAATCGCCCCGGAGCTGAGGGAGTACATCGCTCAGACCTTCGGAACCCTGCCGGACGCCGGCGAACAGGATCCCGACGCACTGAACACGGCGAGAAACCGAGTGCTGGACGCCCTTGAATCCGGCGAATGACACAAACGGAGATCACCACATGAAAAGCAAGGAGAACGCCATGAAGAACAACTTCCAGAACCCGGCACAGCCCCGGGTCTACACCCTCAGAGAGTGGCGCGTGAGACAGATCACCCGCGCCGCGCTGGCCGTGATCGGCGTCGCCGCTCTGATCGCCGCGGTCGTCACCGTGGCCCGAAGCATCCGGCTCCGCCCGGCCGAATCGCCGGAGCTGCCCGCGGATGTGCCCACGGTCGGCATCGGCCGCGAAGCTGACGGAACGGAGATCGGCTTGTTCCTCTCCCCGGCCTGCCGCGCGGAGAAAATCGAAACCGCACTTCGGATCAGCACCTACGCCGAAGGGGACAGCCCCGTGCCGGAATGGTATCGCCCGGAAGAGCCGATGGCGGTGGAGTGGAGAGCTGTTGACAACTCAGTTGGCAAAACAGTTGACAATTCGGTTGACGGTGCGGCCGACAAATTTGTCGGGGACACGGATGTCCTTTGCAACGCAGAGCCGCATCCCCCGGTCGGGATTGATCCGGGCGGGATCGATTACAACATCGAACCGGAAGTAATACCGGATTACCTCCTGGACGTGCCTCTCGACAGATACCTGCAGGAGTACATCCACCAGCTGTGCGAAGAAAGCGGCCTCCCCTATACGCTGGCAATCGCCGTGATCGAGCAGGAATCCCACTACACCCCGTGGATAATCAGCGACAGCGACGACTGGGGCCTGATGCAGATAAACAGCGTCTGCCATGAATGGCTGTCCCGCGAGCTGGGCGTCACTGACTTCCTCGACGCCTGGCAGAACGCGCGGGCGGGGATCTGGCTCCTTGCGGATTATTACGCCCAGTACGGGTACGCTTCGGGAGCGCTCATGTGCTACAACATGGGTGAGCCGAGGGCACAGGCGCTCTTCGATCAGGGGATCTACGCGACGGACTATTCCGAACGGGTAATCGGGATCCAGTACAGACTTGAAACGGAGGGGCGCTGACATGAAGGACAAGATCAAAGTACTGTACAAACAGCCCGGAAAGACCATGTGCAGGAAGACAGTCCCGAACACTCTCAGAGCCTGTCAGGAGCTTGTGGACGGATTCATCGAAACCATTCGTATATCGCCGGATTTAGTCCTGGTCTGCAACGAGGAAGGAAAGCTCCGAGGCCTGGAACCGAATCCATTTCCCCGGATGCACGATCTGGTAGGTCCATGGTTCATCTGCGGTACCTACCGGGGCGAATTCACGAGTGTACCGGCCGAGTATGTGTGGATCATGAAGCAGTACTTCACGATCCAGGAGGAGGACAAGGATGCTGAGGAAAAATGAACGCAAGCTGACAGCCGCCGAGGTAAAGTGTCTCCCGGACGGGACGCCGGTGCGGGTATACGGACGGGATCGGAGAGGATATACGACAGAGCTGCTGTGTGACGTCGTAACGGAAGGCCGGACAAAAAGACTGCGGTATTTCGATATGTCGGCAATGGCGGTGAAGCGGATGCCGATTCACCAGCTCGACGGAGCGGTGCACTTCTACACGGTGGAGGATTACGAAAATGCGTAACCGCCAGAAGCAGCGGGCGCTTCGGAAAGCCGGCGTTCGCAAAGAGGAGGGCGTCGCCTTCCGCAACGGCGAGCAGTACCCCGATCCGACACCCCACGAAGCGGTCAGGAGAATCGTCCGCGAAAAAAAGGGGGGGCGGGTATGAAAGAGATCCGCTTTGTGGTGGAGGGGGAGCCGTTCGGCAAGCAGAGGCCCCGCCACAACGGGAAAGTCACCTACACGCCGAAGGAAACCCACGACCGCGAAGAGCTTGTCCGCTGGGCGTACCGAAGGGCCTGCCGGAACTTCCGGTTCCCGGACGGGTATTACATCGACCTCCGCGTTATCGCCTATATGGGCATTCCGAAGTCCGCAAAGAAGGATGTCCGGGCGGCGATGCTCTCCGGAAAGCTCCGCCCGGCCAAGACCCCGGACTGGGACAACATCGGGAAGCTCGTCGCCGACGCGCTGAACCGGATCGCCTACGGTGACGACCGCTATATCGTGGATGCGGTGGTGCGGAAATTCTGGTCCGACCACCCGCGCACCGAAGTCATTCTCCGGGGGTACGACCCCGAGGAAAATACATGAAAAGGAGATCACCATGAGCATCATTCTCAGCCTGAGTTCCGACGCCCTGTCGGAGTTCAAGAACCAGTTCAACCAGAAGCTGACCGAGACGCTGGCCATCATGGAGCAGAAGGAGACGGACGGCGCGGAGATCACCGTGAAGTTCACGATCAGCACCGACGAGCGCGAGGTTGACGACAAAAACGCCCGGTATGTCGGGGCGACGCGCCATGCGACGATGATCCACATCCTGCACAAGATCACATCCACGCTCAAGATCAAAAACGAGGAATCCGGGGGACTGGTCGGCGAAAACGAGCTGTTCTGGGACCGCAGAGCCGGAGCCTACGCCATCCGCCAGAACGATCAGCAGGTCGGCCTGTTCGACAGGACCGACGAGGAAGAGAGCTGCGACGATTATTACGGAGACGGGGACATGGCTCCCGCGTGCGAAGTAATCGGCGCGGACGAAATGGACGAATAAGCGAAAGGAGATCACCACAATGGGACAGACCCAAATCACCCACATTTCCATCGAAAAACTGATTCCGCATCCCGAGAACCCGCGCAAGAACATCGGCGACGTTTCCGAACTGGCCGACAGCATCCGCGCGAAGGGCGTCCTCCAGAACCTCACCGTCGTGCCGGTCGATCCAGCCGATCCGGACACATGCTACACGGTCATCATCGGGCACCGGAGACTGGCCGCGGCAAAACAGGCAGGGCTTTCCTCCCTGCCCTGTGTCATTTCCGACATGAGCTATCAGGAGCAGATCGAGACGATGCTTCTGGAGAACATGCAGCGGAACGACCTGACCATCTATGAACAGGCGATGGGCTTCCAGCAGTTATCCATGCTCGGCGCGGACGTGGCCGAGATCGCCGACAAGACCGGATTCTCACAGACGACCGTCCGTCGCCGGCTGAAAATCGCGGAGCTGGATCACGACACCCTGAAAGAGGTCTCCGCCCGGCAGATCAGCATCGGGGATTTCGACCGGCTGAATGAGATCGACGATTCCGACAAGCGGAACGAAGTCCTGAAGAAGATCGGCACGAACGACTTCAACTACGCCGTCACAAACGCGATCCGGGAACAGGCGGAAAAGCGGTGCAAGAAGGAAGCGGCGCCTATCCTCAGGAAGTACCACATCCGAAAGCTGGAGGCCAGCGAGCAGTACTCCGGCAAATGGAAGCAGGTCAAGCAGATCAAGTACACCGACTGGAAGCCGGAAGCCCTGGACAAGTACGCGAAGGGCGATTACGGCTGCGCGTTCGGTTACGACTATCTCTGCATCTACGAAAAGCAGAAGACCGTGAAAGCCCCGCCCAGACCGCAGGCTGAAATCGACCGGGAGAAGTACATCGCCGAGACGCGGGAAAAGCTCGAGGCCATTGCCGCGAACGCCTACGCCCTGCGGAAGAAGTTCGTCGAAGATCTGCGCATGACCGAGAAGAACACGGGCGGGATGATCCGCGGCGCGTATTATGCGATCCTCTACGCCGCCGTCAACTATTCCTCAAGTTCCGTACGGGAGATGCTGTCCCCCGGCGCCTCGTATCTGAATTCCGATCAGGCTTTTGATGCGGCGGAGGCGAAATTCGCAGACCGAAGCACCGCCGTTCCCGCAATGATCTATGCAGGGTGGAACGATTCGGAAGAGAATACCTGCTGGGTGCCATATCGGAGAGAGTTCCCGAAGTTCCAGCGGAACAAGGCCCTTGACAAGCTGTACGAATGGCTCGTCATGGAGTTCAACTACGAGCTGAGCGACGAGGAGCTGCAGATGATCAGCGGGACGCATCCGCTCTACGTGGACAAGGACAAGCCCGCGGACGCACCGGCAGAGGAAGCGTGGGCCGATGGCGTGGGACAGGCGTTTTCTCCGGACGCGGACGACGACCTCGACCGCCTGAAGGAGATGTACGGGGAGGCCGACGATGGCGAAGTTTCTGACGAAGAATGAGATCGAGAAGGATTTCGCCGACACGTTCCGCTCTCTCGCCTACGTCCACAGCGGATGGAAAGTCTGGTCGGATTTCGTCCACTGTGCCGGCTACGCCATTTCAAACGCCGTCGATCACGTTCACCGCGAACAGCGCGAACAGGACTACATGCGGATCATGAAGCAGTACAAGGAAGCGGAGGGGCAGGCCATCGCCCGCCTCTTCGCCCTCACCGCCCAGGCTTTGGAGCAGAACCCCGATCAGGATTTCCTCGGGCATCTTTACATGAATCTCGACATGGGCAACAAGGGCCTCGGTCAGTGCTTCACGCCCTACGACGTGTGCCGGATGATGGCGAAGATCAACTGCCCGAACCTCCCGGAGGAGGTTCAGAAAAAGGGGTGGGTGTCCGTCATGGACTGCTGCATCGGCGGCGGGGCGATGCTGATTGCGTTTGCGTCTGAATGCGTCTCCCAGAAGGTGAACTTTCAGGATCACTGCCTGTTCGTCGGTCAGGACATCGATCACACCGTGGCGATGATGGCGTATATCCAGCTCTCCCTTCTCGGCTGTCCCGGCTACATCCTCGTGGACGACGCGCTGACGCACCCGCTTGTCGGCGACGTGCTCTTTGCGCCGATGGAGCGGGAGACCTTCGTCACCCCGATGTACTGCTCTCAGGTGTGGAACATGCGGCGTCAATGGAGACTCGTGGACAGGCTCTTCCAGCCCCGGAAGGGTGAAGACGTTGGAGACCCCGCCCCGGAAGAATCTCCCGCCTCTGCGCCCGTGATCGAGGTCAAGAGACGCACCCGGAAGGAAATCCGGGACGCGCAGGTCTCCATGTTCGAGGAGGTGGGCGCATGAAGTGTCAGGCAAAAACGATCAAGCAGGACATGGGCATCGCGAAGGTCATGCGGGTGTACGGCGTTCAATCGCTGGAGGCTATCGAAGCCGAGGCCGCGGAACTTCTGCTCGGGGCCTACCCGTGGTTCCGGCGCGAGGACCGTCTTTCGGCCTTCTACGACGCGCAGGCGGAAACGCTGGAGTACTACCTCAACCGGAACGTGGCCGACCACGTTTACGTCAACAGCCGCAGGGGACGCCGTGAGGCTACGCCAGCGGAAGCGTTTGAGGACACCATCAACGGAACGATCTGGGAGCTGACGCGGAGGCTGAAGGACGCGGGATTCGACGCTGACGGGATCTTCGACCGGGCTGTCGGGTACGCCCCGCAGAGTCCTCCCCTCGGAGAAACGGCCCGGATCCAGAGGGAGGCGCGGAT